CCGCCTTCCCCGACATTCGCTCCCGCATCCAACTCAAGACCGGGGCCTTCGTCTCCGTGGCTATGGCCTACGGGGACACCCCGGCGATTATTAGGGAGGTGAAGCTATGACGGGCCTGACCGACACCGACATCCGGCTCTCGGACGAGTGGCAGCTCACACAGGCAGCGGACGGGGACGCCCCCCTATGCTCCGGCCTCGAGTGTCTTTACCAGAACATCATCCTCGAGGCCCTCACGCAGCCGGGCGATCTTTTCTACGACCTGACCTTCGGCTGGGGGCTCTATGACTTCATCCAGTCCGAGGATGACGACCTCACCCGCCTCGAGATCGCGCAGCGGGCCCGGGTCGGATTGCAGAAGCGCGAGGTCATACTCCCCGAAAGTATCGAGATCAACGTCGACTTCGAGGACGACGCCTTCGTTCTCTCCTGCAAGTTCCAATTTACCGAGGAGGAGACGGCCCGGGCCCTCACGGTTATCATCAGCGCGGTCGATGTGGAGGTGAAAGCAGCATGATCGACAAAGACACACTTGACGCCGTCCTCCCCCTTCCAGAGATCGAGGAGCGCCGGGACGAACTCGTCGCCGAGCTCAAGAAGGAGGGCTTCGTCGTCACGAACTTCCACTCGGGCGGCATCTTCTACACGTTGCTCATGATCGTCCTCCGCATTGAGAGGGAGTTCAAGCAGTTCCTTCGGAACTTCCTCAACAATGCCTTCGTCACTCACGCCTCGGGCGCGTGGCTCGACCTCAAGGCGACGGACTACTCCAAGAAGCGCAAGAAGGCGCAGAAGGCCCGGGGGCTCGTCACTGTGTCCAGAGCGGACGCGGAGGGGGACGCGGTCAAGATCGAGAAGGGCCACGTCTTCAAGACGAAGAAGGACATCAACGGCGAGGAGCTCCGCTTCTTCGTCCTCGAGGCGACGGTTCTCCAACAGGGGGCCCGGGCGGTCGACGTCCTCGTCGAGGCCGAGATGGAGGGCTCCCGCTACAACGTCCCCGAGGGGCAGATTACCCGGAGCCTCACCTTCATCAACGGCATCGACGAGATCAGCAACGGCCCGGACTGGATAATCCGGGAGGGCAGCGACACCGAGGACGACGACGGGCTCAAGACCCGGACGCTCCGCTCGTGGTCGGAGCTCGCGGCCCGGCCCATTGAGGACACGTTCATCAATGCGGCGGAGAGCGTGGCGGGCGTCCTGTTCGCTCAAGCGGACTGTCAGCACCCCAGGGGGCAGGGCACGGTCGACGTCATTGTCACAGGCACGGCGGGCGAGGCTACGGAAGGACTTCTCGACGCAGTTCGGGAAGCAGTTGACAAGATCGCCGGGCCATACGATAATATACTTGTGAAGTCCTCCGTCGTCGTTCCCCAGGACATCGAGGTCGCTGTCACCACCTCCGACGTCTCCGACGCGGAGGAGATCAAGGGCAAGGTCGCCTCTATCTTCACCGAGCTCCTCGCCGTCCGCAAGGGCCGCAAGTTCAACGAGCTCACCCTCTCGGACATCAATCACGCCATCCGCAGCGGCTACACCGCCGCGACGAACGCCGAGATCGTCACCCCGGCCCAGGACGTCAAGCTCGACAAGGACAAGGTCATCACCCTGGGGGCCGTCTCCGTGACAGTGAGAAGGGAGTGAGGCCCGGGTGAAGCAGTACGACCACTTCGGCGAGTATATGTTCGACCTCCTTTTTGCTCCGTTGAAGAAGGGCAAGCGGGCGGTCAATCAGTTCTTCATCTTCTTCAAGGTCATCGGGCGGGTCTTCGACGGTCTGAAGGAGGACGCCCTCCGGGTGAGGGACGAGACCAACATCGCCACGGCCTCCCCTGTCATGCTCCCCGTCCATGGGCAAGATCGCAATATGCCCAGGCTCGCCGGGGAGAGCGTCGAGGGCTATCGGACGCGGCTCGCCATGAAGGGCATTATCGCCGAGAAGGGCGGGCTCAAGGACGGCATACTCTACGCACTCGCCGCCCTGGGCTATGAGCAAAGCGTGATCGAGCCCTTCGCCTTCCAAGACCCCGAGAGGTGGGCCGAGTTCATCATCTTCCTCAAGGGCTCGCAGCAGAGCGGCGTCAACGACCTCAACGTCATCGACGCCGAGGTCTGCAAGGTCAAGGAGGGCAGCAGCAAGCCCGCCTATGGCTCGGAGGCCGGGGCCGTCATCGAGATCGGCTCCGGGCTCATAACGGGCTATTCCCACTATCCAAGGTGTAACGAGATCGTTTGCGGCGTCTGGCCCCATATCGCAAGCATCGGCCACCTCCTCAAAAGCGAGGTCACGGCCCAAGGCGGGGACGACGCGGGCGAGGTGGAGTTCCCGAAGGTCGGCATGATCGCCGCCTCCGAGGAGTGCTACCAGCCCTACGACTACGTCATGTACGCGAGCTTCTCCTCCACGGCGGAGGCGGGCTCCGTGGCGGACGTCGGCGGGCGAACCTATCCTATCTGCTCCTCGGGGCTCCGCTGCTCCGAGACTACCTACACGACGGGAGGCGAGAGAAACTCATGAGCAAGACGATCACAGCGGTCGGCATTGAGAAGATCGGGCGGCGGCTCGCCGACTCCATCGACCATGCGGCCTATACACTGAACGGGGAGCCGAAGACGGTCGAGCCGTTCCGGCGTCTCGTGAGCGCGGACGAGGTCAAGATATACGTCTACTTCGACGACACCGTCACGGGCACCGTGGGCGACGTTCAGCTCGTGGACAAGGACGGCGACGTCATCGCGGCGACCGACCGCGTCTTCGAGAAACCACCGAGCAAGGGGCTATATGTGGCCTTCAAATACAAAATACTTGAAAAAGAAACGGAGGTGCAGACCGCATGAAACCCTATGAAAAGATCGGATGGGTCGACCACGTCGTCGACGTTACGACGGAGGAGATCATCCAGGAAGGGACGCCCGTGAGTCAGACGAACATGAACCACATGGACGACGGCATTTTTGAGAACCGCGAGGCCGTCATCCTCCATGAGGGATTGATCGCCGCCAACCAGCAGGAGATCAAGGTCTTGAAGGACGCCACGCTCAACAATATGGTGAACAACGTCTTCCTCAAGAACTTTGACTCCGTGGAGGCTGTGCTCATTGTCTCCGGCATCTTTGACCCCGTGGCGCGGAAAATCTATGTATAGGGTCGCTTGTACCCGCAAGGAAACAAGCTGCATACTCGGGAACTTCTTCGGCGAGCTTTGCCCGGCATGTGAAGGATGTCGGGACAGGCCCGACGACAAGCTCGCCCTCAAGACTATGGACGGTCTCACTCTCGAGGGAGAGGCTGACCTCGTCATTGAGGGGCACAGCGCCCTCACGGGAGCGCCCGCGAAGGCCAAGCTCACCGACTACGGCTTCGAGTTCTTCGGGGACATCACGGAGATCGCCCGCATCAGAATTGCGAGGTGTGTGTACGTTGGCAGAACCGTCGACTTTACAAAAGAAGGCTGAAATCTTTCTCGAAAAAGATGTCTACCCCTTGCTAAAGAACTTCCCCCAGGCTGAAAAGTTTTCCCTCTCTCAGGAGATCAAACAATCGTGTTTCAAGCTCATCCGGGCGGCGGTCATGGCAAACAACCTCACCGTCACCAAGAAGCGGCTCGAATGGCTCGACGAGGCGGACGCCGAAAAGACCCTCCTCCTCGTCCTCTTTGGAGTCGCCCGGACGCAGAAATACATCACGCAAAAGAAGCTCCTCGAGCTGCAAGGAAAGCTCAACGAACTGGGGCGCATCATTGGAGGCTTGCAAAAGTATTTCATAGCAGCGGCCTCTAAACGCTGACAACTGAATAAAAAGTATTTTCCTATTAGGGTTATCTCTGTTTGGGCGTCGAATCGTGCGGTTCGGGGGTATCACTCGGCCCGCAACTGGAACAACAACAATGCAACGAATCGGAACGTGAACGTCGGTTTTCGCCCCGCCTTGTAGGTTATTGCGTCATTCTCGGCTACGGCTTAGAGTGCGCGTCCTTGTTATACTTCAAGGGAGAGGTAATCCTTCGCCTTGTCTCTGACGGCGTAAAAACAGTGACAAAGCCCCGCCCGCCCTCTCGTATTGGGAGGCGGAGCAGAGTCTACAATGTGGGCAGAAGCCCGCGTCTGTAGTGCCAAGCCGATCTAACAAGAAAGGATGCCACGCATGACGAAGTACCCCATTTTACACCTCACCACGAGGGAAACAAAAAAGCCCTATATCCCGCCTCCGCCCCCTCCGGCAAAGTACGAGGATGCCGTCGGGTGGGAACGGATAGAGGACGGCTACAAGCAAGCCCTACGGGGCAAGCGCAAATATACCCGGGAGGCGGTCACATACGACCTCCTCTCCGAGGTCAACAACGTCGAGCTATGGCGGGCGCTCAAGGCCATCGAGGTAAGGCCAGACCCCGCCCAGCGTCAAAAGGAATACAGGCCGGGCCCATATCGGCATAAGACGATCACGGAGCCAAAGACGCGGAGCCTCAACATTCCACAGCTCCGGGACAAGATTGTCCAGCTTGCCATTCATGAGGAACTGCAAAGCATTTTCCGGCCCGTGTTCGTTGACCGTTCTTTTGCGTGTCAGTACGGAAGGGGCCCCATCCGGGCCGCGTTCAACGTGCAGCATGACATGAGGGTCGCCCGGATGAAGTGGGGCGAAGACGCCGCCGTCATTAAGCTCGATGTCAAAAAGTATTTTTACTCAATCGACCGCCAAGTGCTGAAACAGCTCCTTGTGAAGCGGTTCAAGAAGCTAAAGAAGAAGCGCCCGGAGCTCTATGAAGACCTCCTCCGCTTTCATCGGCTTCTTTGCAAAGTGATCGACTCGAGCCCGGAGGGAGAGACGGGCATCCCCCTGGGGAATGTCAGCTCTCAGGACTTCGCGAACATCGTGCTCAACGAAGTCGATCAATATTGCATCCGCTTCCTCGGAGTAAAGCTCTATACCCGGTACATGGACGACATCATCATCATTGCGCCGAGCAAAGAGACCGCGAGGGAGTGGCTTGCTAAGATCAGGCAGTTCGTCAAGGAACGGCTGCATCTCGACCTCAACAGCAAGACCAAAATATTCTATCTGCGGCAGGGTGTGAACGCCTACGGCTACAAGATCAAGGCGACCCATCTCGAGCTCCGCACCACGTCCAAGCGGCGGGAGAAGCGGCGAGTAAAGGCCATGATCGCGAAGCTCCGGGAGGGCAAGAAGACGCGCGAGGAGATACAGCAAGAGGTGAACTCCTGGCTCGGCTTCGCCCGCTGGGCGAGTGCCTACAACCTCGCGAAGAAGATATTCGCGCCCTACCGCTGGATTAAAGTGGAAGGAGAGCTCCCATATGGCGCAATATCTCGGAACCGTGCAGCTCGGCGGGTTCTACAACAACGGTACAATTCTCAAACGGCCCACAAAGCCGTGGCGGCCTGACGCAGACCCATACTCCGGGAGTGGCTCGGGCGACATCCCGCAGATGTCCGGCAGCATGGCGAACTACACCCTCGGCAACACGCCAAGCGTCGCCGCGAACCGTCTCCAATGGCACAAGATCAAGGACGGCAGCAAGACCCTCCTCATTTGCGACCGGGTCATCCTCGTTTCTGTCTCATGGAATGATCTGAATGAGCAAGGCTACATCACAGGGAAGACCGTCACCATCGACGGGGCAAAATATAAATGCCGCGTCCTCACAGGCGGCACAGGCCCCCGGACGTCCGACTGGTACTCGGGAGGAACACCCACCAATAACGAGTGGGACAGGTTCACCACCCGCGAGGAGGTTATCTCCGGGCTCCCGGCCCCTCTTTCCTCCGACCTGGACAGCACACTCAACAGCACCGACAAGGGGAGTACACACAATCAATTTTGGAATTGGATGGGCGTGTATTCGTGGTGTCAAGAGGTATATTCTGGAAATTCGTCGTCTCGTGCGGTTCGGGGGTATACCTCGGCCCGCTACTGGAACAACTACCATGCATCGAATCGGGGCGTGTACGTCGGTTTTCGCCCCGTCCTTGAAATTCTGAACACTGACCCTCTGATCTCTGACAGTAACCGCGATTTAGGTGATAAGAACAGCAATTTTACAATCGAGTACACGGTCGACGACGCCGACTCCGGCGACGTCTTGACGGCGACGGAGTCGATTGATGGGCGAACGACGAAGTCGTTCGCCCCGACGCGAAAATTGAAAAATAGTATAAATGTTCCAGTCGATGAATTGAGCCTCGGCAAGCACACGGTCAAGGTCGTCGTAACAGATGGACAGGGCGGAACGGCAACCCGGACATGGACATTCACCCGGACGAACTCCGCCCCGACGATCTCCGGCGTCGACGCCAACCTGGGCGACAAGAACCTCGCCTTCGCCTATGAGTACACGGTCGACGACGCAGACGGGGACGCCCTCACCGTGAAGGAGGAGCTCAACGACACGGAGCTCCGCACGATCAACAATGCGCCCCGGGGTGAGAAGCTCACCATCTCCATCACGTCGGCGCAGCTCTACGCGCTGGGCCTCAATACGGTCAACACCCTCAAGATCACCGTCACGGATGGCAAGGGAGGCACGGCATACCGCCGCCTCACCTTCAAGCGCACCAACTCCGCCCCGAGCATCTCCGGGCAGGACACAGACCTCGGGCTCCAGACTGGCAGCTTCGCCGAGGAGTACACCGTCACCGACGTCGAGGGCGACAACGTGGTCGTTACCGAGTACATCGACGACAAGCAGATTAGAAGCTATCAAGCAACCCTCGGACAGACCGAGACGATCGAGCTCTCCCGGGCCGAGTGGCTCACACTCACCAATGGGGCCCATCGGCTCCGCGTCGAGGCCGTGGACGGCAACTTCGCGACGAGTGTGAGGGTCTGGAACTTCTCCAAGGACGAGAAGATCATCGAGTTCCAGCTTGCGGCCCCCGAGGAGACCGACGAGAGGGCCTCGAAAATCCTCATCACGCCCACATGGAAGACCGAGGGCGCGACTGTCCTTGTGGAGGCTTGCAACAACGCCTTCGACGAGGTTCCGACGTGGGAGGACATCACGGCGATGGTCTTCCTCAACCGGGTCTATAACTTCACCAACACGACGAAGACGGCGGACAAGTGGGGCGTGAACGTCCGCTTCAAGCTCGTCAAGAATGAGGGGTATGACGGGGAGGTCTCCGTCTCCGGCTTTGGAGGTGCTTTTGAATGAGCGAGCAAAACGGAATTAAGTATTTGACGCCGCCCCGGGCCGTCTCCGACATCCAGCGGGAGGCCCGACGCAACACCTCGGCCCAGGAGGTCGCGGCGCTCATGTTCGTCAAGATGGCCCAGGAGGAACAGTTCGACGAGACCACGATCTCGGAGCACCCCGACCTTTTTGTCCAGTGGAGCGAGTTTTGGAGGGGCAAGAAGGGCGACATCGTCCTGGACGAGGGCCAGCTCTACCGCTCCATCCACGACGTCACCGACGCCGGGCAGAACCGCAAGCCCTCGGAGACGCCCTCGATGTGGACGCGCATCGGCAACCCGCTCGAGGAGTTCCCGGAGTGGGTTCAGCCTATCGGAGCGCATGACGCCTACAGCAAGGGCGCAAAGACCTCCCACAACGGGAAGAAGTGGGTCTCCGAGGCAGACGGCAACGTATGGGAGCCCGGTGTCTATGGCTGGGTCGAGTACAGTGAGCCGGAGCCCCAGGAAGCCCCCCCAGGAGCCCCAGGACGGGCCCTCGGAGGAGCCGGGGGAGTAACTACCCTATAGCAGCGCAAAAGGCAAGGGAGGGGCGGCAAAAGCCGCTCCTCCCGGGGCCTTAAAAAGCCCGCCCTCTTGCTCGGGCCGCTCCCCTCGTCGGGGGCGGTCGGCGCAAGTGAGCGGCCTCGGATTTACTTCTAAGAACGGGGCTATTTTTTCTCATTTATCCTGTCCGCTTTTCTCAAAAATCTCGTCGCGCTACACAAAGAAATCCCGGATATGTCAAAAAGAAACACCTCAAAACCGAAGTTTCGAGGTGCTTCTGGAGCTGCTGGGCGGATTTGAACCGCCGACCTCATCCTTACCAATTGAACCGTTCACCTGTTGTAGCTTCTGGCAATGTTCGCGAACCGTTGTAAATACTGCATTTATGCTTCTTTTGTTTTGTATCTCTTGGTATCTTGTGGTAAGTTTTTGCAGGATTTCACCCCAAATTCACCCCACGCCCACCCCCAGCAGGGACGCACCTTTGAGGACAGTTTTTGTTGCGATTCCCTTATCGAAAACCGATATTTTGTATCAAAATCAAGCGAATAAACAACTTTTACGATATACTGTATCGAAAAGGAGCTTGGCTATGGTTAGGATTTTACTGTCGGCCCGTCTCGGCGAAAGACGGCTGACGCAAGCGGACCTGTCCCGCATGACAGGCATCCGCAAGAACACGATCAGCGAGCTATACAACGAGATCGCAACCAGGGTCAGTCTGGATCATTTAGACCTGATCTGTGAAGCCCTGGACTGTGACCTCACCGACCTGTTGGTGCTTCAGCCAAACAAGGAACGGAGAACGACTACTCGCACAGGAGCGCCCCTTCCTGATAAGGGAGGGCAATAACAAGCTCAGCTAAGGCCCGGACGCATAAAACGTCCGGGCCTTTTTATATTTCTGTGCCGTCTGGAAATTTGAAGCCGCACACAAGCTCAGCCCCCAATGCTTCAGCTATTTTCTCCAAGTCAGCAGAAGAAAACTTCCCTGTTTTCATCCTTTGCCCGAATGCTTGGGGAGATGTCCCAATCCGGCGGGCCAGCTCAGCTTCGCTGATTTTTGCGTAGGTCTCAGCTAGTTTGATTTTTGTTGGGATATCCATGGTTCGCCTCCTATCATCAAATAGTATAAAGGATTTCTTTTTGACCGTCAAGTTAAACTTTTCAAATTTACAGGGAAATATTAAATATTCCCCTTGACATTTGAAAGGAAATCCTTTATACTATGCTCATAAACAAACGGGGCGGCGCCCCCGACCAAGGAAAGCCGCCGCCCCAAGAGGCACCGGGAACCCCCGGCACCTCCATGATAGCAAAGCAGACAACAAATTTCAAGGAGGAACCCAAAATGATGATGAGCGAATTTATCCAGCGCACCGGCTTCCAGCCCATGGCCCAGGAGTACGCCAAGATCGAAGAAGCCTACTACAACTTCGACGGCGACAAGGACGCCTTCTGCCGGGCCTTCGTTGAAGCCGACGGCGAGAAGCAAATCTACCAGAGCCGCGCCGCTGAGATCAACCGTTTGAATAGCCGCATCCTGGAGCTGGACAGAGAAGCCAAGCGGGACGGCGAAAAGTACGAACGTCGGTTGGCAGCCCTTCAGGCCGAGCTAGACCGGGAGCTGGAATGGAAGCCCAGCGAGGGCACCGGCACCAACATGACCCAGGCCGACTATGAAAGCCTGCTGGCCTGCTGCACCGGCGACCACGGCGATCCCCACGTCATGAGCGAGAACGAGGCCCGGATGCTGGTGGCCGAGGAGTTCGGCTTCAACCCGGAGCGGGTCGAGATCGTCACCACCGTCCACACCTACGAAGTCAACAAGCACCACCTGCTTCGGAAGGCCGCCACCTACACCCGGCAGCCCCTCTATAACGCCACCGACTGGAACTACGTCCGCTTCAACGTCCGGGGCGCTGGCTGCACCTGGATGTATGAAATGGTCGGCGGGGAGCTGGAGACCTACAGCTGCTAAATGCGGAGGCTGACCTACCGGCCAGACGGGGAGAAAGGTAGATTAAAATGAAGTTTATGAAAAAGCGCAATTATGAAGGCAGCCTCCGCAAAGTGTGGAGCGACGACAAAGAAGTGTGCTTCGGTGTCGTTGGAACCGTCGGTGATCTTCTCCAGGAAGGCATTTTTGAATACGCCGACTACTCCCCCGAAACCTGGGCGTTTCTCCCGGCCCCCGGCGTGATCCAGAAGCCCCGGTTCGGGGAAACCCGCCAGGACGCTCTGGCGAACCTTCCCAAAATGTAAAGGGGGTGCCGACATGAAGCGGAGGAAGCGCACGACGGTTTGGGCCTACCTGGACGGCAAGAAGCTGGTGGACGTGGTCCAGGCCGCCCTGGACAATAACATGATGGCGGACGACATGAAGGCCCTGCTGGTCAAGGAAAACCCAGGTCACAAAGTCACCTTCAAGGTCCAGTGATAACACAAAAGCGCCCCCGATACGGCGATACACCGTACCGGGGGCGCTGCGCGTCCTTACAACAACCCTTTCCTGCCCAGCACCACCGCCAGCTCATCCCGGCGGACGTACCGCTCCGGGGCAGTGCCATCCATGACACCGGCCTCCGTGGCCCGCTGCCAGTGCCCCTCCTGGCGGCTCCACTCCGGTTCCGGCAGGGCCTTAGCGTGAAGCTCCGCCTTCTGGGCCAGCTGATACGCCTGCTCCGGGGTCATCTGCTCGATCAATGCGTCGATATCCACGCTTCCATCCTGGCCTTTCTCCAGCCGTGCATTGACTGCGGCGGCGATCTGGCCGTGGCGGTTGTAGAGGTAGTCCCCCGGACACGCCTTGGCTGCGAACCACCGATGCACGGTCATATTCTGCTTGTCCGCCTGACCCACCAGGGACTTATCCCCCCGCCACAGCAGGCGGGGGATACCATTGCGCTGGCAGATATCCACCAGCAAGTCCAGTAGGGCGTTGTAAGCCGCGGCAGTCACGGCGTAGGGGTGCTTGCTGTCGCTGGCAACTTCAATGGTCACAGCCCGGTGGTCATTGGCGGCGTTGGAGCTGCACCAAGAGCGGTCCCCCTCGTCCACATAGAGGGCGATCCGCCCATCCGGGCCGATACCGTAGTTGCTGCTGGCCTTGCGCTGGGGGTTGGCAAAGCCTGCTCCGCAGCTCTCCACGCTCAGAGGCCCCGCCATGCAGTGGATGGTGATGGTGTCGATGCTGTGCCGACGGGGGTGGGTGCAGTTGGGGGATAGCTTTGTGTAGCTCGCCAAAGGACTGTTATTCATGGTGTTTTCCCTCCTCGCTGGCCTTGGCGTTGAGCACGTCAATGGCTTTCACAATGGCCGCCGGGATAGGCACCCCCATCAGTCCCGCATTCTCGATGATGGAAATGGTCTCATTGGCCACGAAGGCAATCACCACCGCGTCCCGGATGACGGTCGTCCCCAGCATCAGATCCAGGCGGTGGGCGATGATGACAATGAGTAGGGTAACACCCTTACGGCACAGCCCCTTCCAGCCGACGCGGCTTTCCAGCGCACCTGTCTCTGTCTTGGTGCTGTGATGGAAGATCCCCGCCACCATGAG